TAGCACTTGAAATACTAGGTGCGGCTTTGGGAATGGTAGTTATTGTGTTTCTTGGTATTGTTTATTTTTTACCAATGGAGAAAAAAAATGGGAAATAATCTAAGCAGATTAGAAGAAAATGGACTGACATCCTATCAGCAATTTATGGTCGATGCCCATACGAAAGACGGCATGTTTGAGTTTGATGGATCAAAGCGGATGGAAACTATTGAATTTATGAAGGTTTGCAGTGAAGGGGAAGCCGCGCTAGATACTATCCGATGCCAGCTAATGGAAAGTGATGAAATGAAGAGATATGTTAAGGCGATTGCAGAAAAAACGATCATAATTCTTCCTGTTCTTGAGCAGCAATTAACGTCCAAGTCTGATGAATTACTAGAAGAGTCAATAGAACTAATCATTGGTAGAATTTAAGAGGTAATTATGTCAAAAACTCATTATCGTAATGTATTTAAAAGCGATCATCTCAGTGCGGCCGATCTAGATGATTACACAGAGTCAGGAAGCAATTTAGTTTTTAATATATCTCATGTTACCCAACATCAAAATATAAAGGTGGCAGGCAGAAATATAAAGGCAAATATAGCCCATTTTAAGGATACCAGTATCAAAAACTGGGTAATAAATGCCGGAAATTGTCGAATAATGTGCAAGCTGGCTAATAGCACCGAGGTAAAAAACTGGAATGACATGACCGTGCAGCTATATGTTGATCCTAATGCTACTTTAGCCGGCGAGGTAGTAGGAGGGATTAGAGTTAGCCCAAAGGTATTCAAGACTGAAAAGCCGGTTATCACAAAAGGAACTATCAAACTCTGGAATAATGCCAAAGCAGCATATGTTCGTGATAATAATTTTAACGAAGTTTTAAAGAGAGCAATTCTATCAAAAGAAAACCAAGATTTGATTAAATCGGAGATCAAAAATGCTTGAGTTCCATGATGTCGCTCAAAATACACCAGAATGGCTACAGATGAGATCCGGGAAGCTCACTAGTTCTAAGCTGGGAACTATCATGGCGAACTATGGTGGAGCATTCGGTCAACCGGCCAAAGACTATGCTGTTAACATCGCTATAGAGCAGATTACCGGCGAATACATACCATCAACCTACTCTGATGCCCACATGAAGCGGGGGCATGAGCAAGAGCCTATAGCCCGAATGATGTACGAGGATGAACGTTTTTGCGATGTAACCAATGGCGGGCTTTTCTCGTCCGATTTCCTGGGATGCTCACCAGATGGACTTGTATATGCCAATGGATTAATCGAGATCAAAGCAGTTGTTGGTCATGTCCAATACGCCAACATCAAACGAAACAATATTCAACCCGCCTACAAATGGCAATGCTCTGGCCATCTGATGTTCTCTGATAGAGAGTGGCTTGATTTCGTTAGTTACTGCTCTGTATTTCCAGAGGGCAATCAGTTGTTTGTTTTCCGGCTGAACGCGGAAGACCTAAAGGAAGATTTTTTAAAACTAAAAAGCCGAATCGACCAGTTTGAAGATTTGGTTTATAAAACTAAAAAAACAATCGAGGCAAATAATGGATATCGTTAAAGAAGAATTCATTAAAATAATGCGTAGAAGTGCCGGTGATTTTACCCCATTTCACCAGTCGAAAGATCCAGTTATGGACGGTCTTAAAATACTGGAAAAATACGCACCTAACAATGTGATCCATTCCGTATTCAGCAAGTCAATTTACTCCCTTGATCTTGATGTTGCTATGCAAAACGGGATAACAGAGGCTGATGTTGTTATGTTGAGAGAATTGAATTGGTTGTTAAGTAGCGAACAACGTTTCACATGTTTTTTGTGAAAGCTTGGATAATTGATCAACCATTAACTATTAGTCGGGATTAATATGAGCAAAAAATGCGTTTACGACAATACCAAGGTAGTAATCCAAAGAAGAGGACGACGGAGAAAGAATGTCCAAACACCAGAGCAATCAATCGAAACCAATCGATTCAACCAAGCAATGAGCTTATTCAATACGGGATTAAATCGTGAGGCCTAGAAAATGAACGCGCTAATAAGAAATGGAAAACATACGGCTTATCAAAAGGGACATGTTATTGATTATATACAAAATCTCCCAGTTGATGAAAAAAGAGAGTACGAAATATCCATCAAGCCCTATAAGAAAAATAAGAGTTTAGAGCAGCTTGGTTATTATTTCTCCACTGTCGTTAGAGTATGCCAAGATTGGCAGGGTCTCAATAATTTAGAGGCTCACGAATTTCTCAAATTAAACTGCACAACACCTCAATTTTTTGATGCGTGTGGCGAGAGATACGAATATAGACCCTCTATAAAAAATATGAAAGTGAAGCCGATGGGTGATTATATTGATACTTGTGTAAAGTTTCTTGGTTCCGAAGGTCAGTACGTTCCTCCACCTATTTACAAGCAAGGCTAATAAAACACAACCCAAACCCAAAAAGGAAATAAAATGTTTAACCAAAAATTGAAAGATCAACAAAAAGTACTAAAGGAAGAAAACGAAAGACTAGAAGATAAAATTCTAAGTCTTAAAAAAGACCTCACGAAAGTGGAACTCAACAAGAAAATCGGCGAAGAAGACATTAAACACATGGTCAAAATGGCTAAAGAACGCAACGGAATCGAATTAGAGAAGAAAATAATGGTTGTTGAGAAAGAAAAAGCAAATGAAATAGCCGCAGTCAAAGATAAGTACAGGGATAAATTAGAAATTCGCCTTCAATCAGAAGTGGAAAATATAAAGGAAATGTACGGGCAAATATTGAACAGGTTGCCAAATATAACCGCCAAGATAAAGGGATCTATCTAATGACGATTGGGACTGTTTTAGGTAGTTTTGGTGGTTTAGGTGATTTTGGTGGTTTGGGTGATTTATACGCACAAGCAAAAGCCTTTGAATCAATGGCGAAATATAGAATTACCTATGAACCAACTCCGAAAACATTAAGACAAGAACTCCAGGCGGAAACTAATGACTGGCTAAAAGATCTATAAAAGATAAGGAGAATAAAAAATGAACACGCCAGCAGATGTAAAGCGACATGACGAAGATATCCATCAATTAACTCGCGATATAGACCAAACTGAAAGCGCTAGCTACGAAAGATCGCTGTTAGTCGACAAGCAGCGTGTGTCACGGATGTTACTTACCAATGCTTATGCTGGTTGCATTGCGGCTAAATGGCGTCGCTCAAATATTTAAATCAAGGAGAATAAATAATCGTGATAAAACCAAGTGAAATCATCATGGGGGCAAACGACAAAATCCATATAAAGAGATGGCATATTTGGAAGTGTAAATGGTTTCAAATCTACCTCCATAACTTCCTACATGACGATGATCCGATTTTTCATGATCATCCAAGAAATAGCATATCGTTTTTATTGTCTGGAAAACTGTTTGAGTGGATCTATAACGCCGCACAAAAAAAATCAGATGTATCGATTGTTCCAAGGATTAGGCTCAGGTCAGCTGATCACGCTCATTACATCTATGTTGTCAGACCCGCATGGACTCTCTTTATAACGGGCCCAATAAAAAGAGAGTGGGGGTTTTGGCAGCATAAAAAATGGTATAACGCCAAAGAATTAAAAACTGAACAAGACAACGTTTCATCCATAAAAGGAGAATAAACAATCATGAGAATAACGGTTAATAATGGCAAATAGTAAAAACAAATGCACCAATTGTAAAAAGTATTTCCTTGAAGATACTATGAAAAAATCCCCAGCTGGTAAATTTCACAGTGCCGAATGCTTATTTGAGTACGTCGACCAACACTCAAATAAGCTTGTTTCAAAGGGGAATAAGATCCAAAAGAAGGAAGACGCATTAAGAAAAAGAAAATTCAGGGAAAATGATTTAAAAATTAGACGTAAAGCCACTAAAACGGCTTGCCATGAGTTTATCAGGGCGAGGGATAGCGGTAGACCCTGCATTAGTTGTAATGGGCCGATAATGGGCGATTACCACGCCGGACACTATTTGGAGTCTGGAAATAATCCGAGAATACGGTATGACGAAGACAATATTAATGGTCAGTGTGTTCATTGCAACACGTTCAAAGGTGGAAACTCAGCTGAATATCGAATAAACCTGATTGAAAAAATAGGTCAAAGGAGAGTTGATCGAATCGAATCCATGAAAGGCGGGACAGTTAAAATGTATGGTGATGATCTCAAGAAGATAGAGAATTACTACAAAAATAAGTTAAAAATCTTATGACGATAAAAAAATACAGCGATGGATTAAAAGAATTGATCCATTTAGATGAACTAATTATTGAATGTGGACATTTCACATCGGACACAGAACTTAATAGTGGTTATGGATGTACGCACAAAGATAATACAGATTATCCTGGATGTTGTTATTCTTGTGCATGCCCAATTGCTGTAAAAGCAGATTTAACAAGCATAAAACCGAGAGATAAAGATTTGTATGAGCGATACAAAGTAGAATTTAAAGATCAGCTTTCAGCCGGTACTAGCGAGGACGATTTACAGCCAGATGATTACGGCATTTCGTGGATGATTAAACTTTAACGAAAATATCATAGAAAAAGACAAACTGTAAAAACTGTTTGCGTAACTCTTCATTAACTTTTAAGGTGATAAGCATGGGTAGTTGTAGTGAATGGGTTGATAAAGATGCCCTTGATGTTAAAAACAAAATTAAAGCTCCGAGAAATGTGGTTAAAGATCCTGCGCCACTGATAAAGAATGGCTGGCTTAAGGATGTCAGCAATATTATCCCTCATAAAATTATTACATACCTATCAACCAAAAATTGGAAAGGGACATATTATCGAGAGTGTGAGTCAATACATCTCTATCACGATGAAGAATTTTTGCGTGTAGTAATGTTTGGTAGTGACTCTAAAGACATAGAGACACGCATACCGTTATTACTACTAAAAGAACTGGGTTTCGAACTTCCAAGTTTTTCTAAAGGTGAGATTGACCGATTAGCAGAAACGCACTAAGAGATGGTTGGATGTAATATGAAGCAATCAAAAATAGATAGTATTTTAGAATCAGCCACTAACATTTTCATCGGTGCGGCCGTTGCGCTTTTAGCTCAAATTATTTGGTTCCCCTTGTTGGGAAAAACATTTTCCATCGGTGAAAATTTATTAACTATGGTCTTTTTTACTCTTATTAGTTTTATACGATCGTACGGGATCAGACGACTATTTAATGGGCGCTCTGTTTATCAATATTTTTTTAAGTAACATAATCACCATCAAACTAATAAGGCAGTTTATGAATCCTGAAATTGTAATTGATGCTCTTAGGCGCTCGGACAAATACATCAAAGCTATCTATACGCAAGGGAGTTGCTATCAGTTTTATTTGTTTTTGAAAGTTATATTTCCCCAGTCCGTCCCATTTATTACGATAACAAAGGATCACATTGCGTCTGAAATAGACGGCGAACTATTTGATATAACCGGCATAATAGAGAAATTCGGATATCAAAAGCTGGCACAAAATGAAATAAAGATGGTAGAAAAGTGGAGTTTTTCGCGTTCATCCTTTTTATCTTTGGGCGAGTGTCAATATTGCGAAGAACCAATATTAATTGGAGTAGGAAATCAAACTAATAGGTAAAGACAGAAATGAGAAAATTATTCACAGAAATTAAATATGATGATATGGAGCCAGTAACAGCAATTGAATTAGGTTCTGGTAATATTTCTATAATGGATATTGCGAAAGATTCTGAAGGTCGGGCCGGTATAGGTTTTCGAGTTTTAGAAGGCTTGAAAGTAGGTGAGAATTCTGGCTATGACGGCGTTAAATTAGACGTCGCGGCACCCGAATTAATCATAACAACTAGCAACGTTAAGTCTTTGGAGGTTCTTTTAGATAAGGTTCGGCGAGCTATTAACCATTTAAAACGATAGGAAAAGACTGAAATGAACATAGAATTAGCAGCAGACAAAACAATGGTTTATCATCTAAAATTGCTTAATAGCAAATCAGAGTGCGTCCATGACACGATAAAGCTTGCTGAGCGTAAGATATCAGGTGATAAACCGACTCAATCAGAGTGGCAAGCCAACGCCCACGCCTACGCCAACGACTACGACTACGACTACTACGACTACGCCGACGACTACGACTACGCCGACGACTACGCCAACGCCTACGCCTACGCCCACGCCCACGCCCACGCCCACGCCAACGCCGACGACTACGACTACGCCAACGCCAAATTGATTGACCACGCGATTGGTTTATTAGGTGATGATTTTGACGCTGTAAAAAATTTAGACGCTAAAGTTTTGAGTGGAATAAACATTGATAACCATGGTCTAGACATGAGTAAATGGCACTCATCATGTGGCACAACTCACTGTCTGGCTGGATGGGAGATAACAATACACCGGCAAGGTAAAGAGTTAGAAAAGTACTTTGGGACTCCATTTGCAGCATCAATGATAAGACGTAAGGCTGGTTTAAAACTAGTTAATTATTATACCTCTGATGATGCGGCAATGGCTGATATAATAAAAAAAGCGGGATTTGCTTAAATCTTAACCAATCAGTATAATTAAGACTCATTCAACAGGTAATGCAATGTTAACAAAATGTTTACAGTCAATTGTCAGGATAATAGCTGGCAAATCCTCAAAGGAACTAGTGTTCTTCTATTTGGATTTGGCTCATCATCAACGGCGATAGCGGTAGCCAAGCTATATGGGATTGTATTAACTAAATAAAGGGGTAATAATATGTGCGAGAATCCAGATCCAGATGCTGGAGGAAATGGGCGAACTAAGCCACCTGATTCAACAGAGCCATCCAACAAATAATGATCACTAGCCTACTAATATTATCGATTCTAATCGCCTCAATAAATCGTACAAATCATGAGAGAGTAGCTATCTTTTCCTTCTGTGCATACTGCGCTTTCTCTCAATATTTGTTAGGTCTTATTAGCGTATCTAATAGTTTCTGGTATTATTTAGGCTCAGCTATCACAGAATTATTAATTATTTTTACGCTATCGAAGATATCGCGTCCTACACAGCTTATTGAAGATATTCAAGCTATTTGTTTATGGTTTGCCTATCTTCATGTGTTTGGCTGGATACTTTTTGAGTCAAGGTTTTCGCATGGTATCTATGACTTATTATGCGGGATACTATTTGTACTCGTTTTTGTACGGATGAACACAGGGAAAAGGGATAATGTGGGAAATACTACAATATGTAGTGGAAGGCGCAGCATTTTTAGTGGTAATACTGAGAGCGACCTACCATTACAAGCAAACCAAGCGGAAGTTACGACTTGAAAATCTCCGCAATACAACTACTATCCAATGCCAGCCAAAATACGAAGCTGGCAGCAAGTGTCAGCGGGGCGACAACGACATCAAGCTTAGCGATGATTCTGGAATGGATACCTAATGACATTAGTAAATTAGGCATTCTAGTTGGGCTTGCATTATCAATCACATTAATATTTGTTCATTTTAAAAAAATTAAGCGGGAGGATGAAAAAGAAAAACGATATAAAGAAAAGCACAAACTTGAAATGGAAATATTGAGGAAGAAATTAAACAAATGATATTTAAAGACAGCACTATTGGGTTGCAGAATCTATGTCCCCAGATCGTATTAGCACTAATCATTGTTGATCAGGTTATGCAAAAAGCCGGGGCTCAGGCGATGATCACATCAGTGAATGATGCAAGGCATAGCAAAAAATCGTTACACTATGACGGCAAAGCGGTTGATTTAAGAACTCGGTGGTTTTCAGATCCTAAAGCGGTTGTTTATGAGTGCAAAAGAGCATTAGGCAACAGTCCAGACATTGATATTATTCTAGAGAAGGATCACATCCATATGGAATACCAACCAAAGAGGCGCGATTAAATGGGCTTTTTTAGTGGTTTATTTTCGGCGGCAACAGCCGAACCTATCGAAGCTATAGGTAATGTCCTGGATAATTTATTCACATCTTCTGAGGAAAAATTAACACTTGATATCGCTAAACAACGACTAGCACATAAACCAGCACTCGTACAAGCCGAAATAATGAAAGTCCAAGCTCAGCACAGGAGTACATTTGTTGCCGGTGCAAGACCATTTTTATTATGGGTTTGTGGTCTAGGGTTTTTATTTTCATTTGTTATCAACCCTATTATCACTTGGATAAACCCAGATGTTGGCGCTCCCCAATTACCATTAGAAGTTATGATGGAATTGACAGTGGCTATTCTGGGTTTGTCAGGATTAAGAACAATGGAAAAGCTTGCAGGTAAAGCAAAGTAAAATCACATAAAGCACAAGGATAGTGCGCGTTTAGGGGCTGTCTCCGGCCCCATTTTTTTAAGAGGACAGATTATGGCATTAAATGATGTCTGTAAAATTGATGAATATATTACTTATTTGTCGAAATTAGATATAAATGTTGATTCAGCTACTCACAACCCAAGAACTAATACATTAACACTATTAAAAGGCGAAAAAAGTATTGCAGTCGATTTAACTAAAGATAATGCAACTCAAATGCAAGCCGTCGATAAATTCGCTAAAATGTTCCAAGTAGAACAACCTTAACCCCTAATTAAAAGGTAATACAATGCCAGCCCATACACCGAAAGAACGTAAGAAAAAGCGCAAAGTTAAAAAGCCAATACGACGAAAGTAGGCGCATCCTTACTCAGGGACTTTTAACTCTCCTCTGATTTGGACTAAGTAACGTTTACCATCCATCTCTCCAATAGCCCATTGCTCGGGGTTTCTAAAATACTTTTGGATGGCCTGCGGGGGTTTAGGTAGGATAAAAGCTCGTGCAAAGTCGGCCTTTACTCCCCTAAAGTTATCGTTGATGAATCGTTTCATTGTAATCATTATTCAGACGGCCATGCAAGGTTGTCAAACTCTGAATCAGGGTTAAGAAGCTTGAATTTGTCATTGTGCAACGCTAGAACTTCTTCCCATCGTCTGTCCAATAAAAGCTGAAGCTGAAGGTTTTGATCTTCAGAATTAGTATCCCCTATCATATCCTCTACGACCCTACATCCTGATTCCATTTCTTGGATTTTCGATTCTAGTTCTTTTAGAGTAAGCATAATTTTTGTTCCTTTGTTTGTTTGTTGATGTTGTAGCTATGATAATCCTTTATGGTTATAGCGTCAAGTGGTTATTTGGTTTATTTTATAAATAGTTAAATGCATGTTATAATTGGCAGCTATGCTCATTACCGAAAAGCGATGATCACAGCTCTGTCGTCTTCCGCCCTGAATCAACGAGCTGAACCCTGTGAGGTAAATAAAATGACTGTATGGCCCTATAGACTGTTACTGTTATACCTATAGGTTGTGACAGGATTATTGAAGATTTAAAGCATTTAATAGGCCATAAAACACAGGTTCAAGCATGGACTACTTATAACATGGGAATGTACAGAATAGAGGTGAAATAATGACTAGTGAGATGAAACTAATCTCTAAAGGCGTGATAATCAAAGATATTGCCATAGACGAGGGAACGCAACAAATAGTAGCTTGTACTAATAGAGGCGTGTACATAATTGATAGACGTGGAAAATATAAAAGAATTGTCGATGAACCATTGCCAAAAGGCACAATCTTTCGTTATAGCGGGATAAATGGATAACACAGAGAAACTATGAACATAAACGAATTTGGACAAACAATAAGAGCAGATATCGGAGAGGATGTATCAAGCCTTACAACCTACAAGATGATACTCGAACCCGAGTTAGGCGATAGTGTAGAAAAGCCTGCTACACTAGGCGTAGTTAATGTTACGGACGATGATTCTATCTTAATCGCCAATGAGTATGTGGAATATGTGGTAGAATCAGAAGTACTCGACAAACAAGGCCAGTGGCGAAAGAAAGGGATGGCGACATCGGCAACACAAGAGATATCCGGCAACTATCAACGTTTCACGGTATTAGCATAAACATGGAAACGATCCTAAACTTTATAATTAGCGCGCTAATCGTTTATATTTTAGGCATTACTATTATCTGGATGTTTGAATTTGAGACAATTTACGTTTACTTGGCTATGGCATTTCTTCACGTCTGCGGCAATGTGCCACAAGAGACATTTGACGAAAAGATGGATAGGATTTGTATACATTGACTGAATTAAGAATAATGGAAGCGGAGGAGTTTCTAGAACTCTAGGGTAGTCTTGACCTAATCATCGAGATCCGGTTCGATTCCGGCCAAATCCCCCCATAACACACACTATCAAACGTGTATAAACAGTTGCAAGAGGTAACAAGTTATGAAAGAGAAGATTTACAACTTCATTCACAAAGAAATTATTTGCGATTTCCCAATGCTATTCTTGTCTAGCTATATACTTGGGATGGTGGTATTTGTTATTGTGAAACTGGTAATTGATAATGTCTAATGTAGGCAGACCAACAAAGTACACGCCAGAGCTTCTACAAAAGGCCGAAAAATATATAGATGATTATCAATCTAATGGCGATGTTATCCCAAGTATAGAAGGACTTGCCGAGTACCTAGAAATCACTAGAACGTGTGTTTACACATGGAAGGCACAGGAGGATAAAGTAGAATTTTCTTACATATTAGATAAAATATTATCTAAACAGGCGCGTTTATTGATGAATGAAGGCCTCAAAGGAGAGTTCAATTCGGCGATTGTTAAGTTAGCATTAGGTAAGCATGGGTATAGCGATAAAGTCGAAACAGAGCTATCAGGGAGCCTCAATATAACGACCGAAGAGTGGCTAGATAAACTTGAGTGAGTTAGATAAACGTCAAAGACTTAAGGATGATTTCCCATTCTATGCTAGAAACTGCCTAACAATCAGATCAAAAGATGCTAAACAAATAAAACTCAATCTGAATAGAGCGCAACTTTACATCCATGATAAGATCCAAGCTCAACTTGTCGAAACAGGCAAAGTCAGAGCTATCATTTTGAAGGGTCGACAACAAGGCGCTTCGACCTATATTCAAGGACGATTCACATGGCGAACCACTCACAAGAAAGGCGTTAGTGCATTTATACTCACCCACGAAGATGATGCAACCCGTAATTTATTCTCAATGGGTAAGCGCTATTATGAAAACCTTCCTGCATTTGTCAAACCCTCCATATCAGCTAGTAACGCCAAAGAATTAGTATTTGATAAACTTGATTCTTGTTATAAAGTTGGCACTGCGGGGAATAAATCAGTAGGCCGGTCACAAACTAATCAATTCTTCCATGGATCAGAAGTGGGTTTCTGGCCCAATGCCGCAGAACACGCCAAAGGGATATTGCAGACTATCCCCGACATGCCAGAAACAGAGATAGTCTATGAATCAACCGCTAATGGCTTGGGCAACTTTTTTCATCAACAATGGAAGCTCGCTGAGTCAGGAGAGAGTGAATTTATAGCGATATTTGTTCCTTGGTTTTGGCAAGATGAATACCGAAAAGCGTTACCAGAAGGATTCCACAAGACCGATAAAGAGATAGTATTAGCTGGGCAATACGAATTAGACGACCAGCAAATCTATTTCATGCGTCAAAAGATTGTCGAATTATCCGCTGACGGCATCAATGGCGATAAGGCTTTCAAGCAAGAATACCCCATGAATGCGTCCGAAGCTTTCCAGGTATCTGGCGGTGACGGATTAATATTGCCTCATAACATCGTTAAAGCTAGAAAGACAAAGGCTAATCCGAACGGCCCTTATATTCTCGGAATTGATCCATCAAGAGGCGGTGATAGATTCTCCACTATTAAAAGGATGGGCAGGAAAGCATGGGGATTGAAGAGTTACGTCGGTGATTCGGTTGATAAGTTGGGCAAGGCGGTGTCTATTTGCAAAGTTCTGCTCGATACCGTTGATCCGATTGCTGGCAAAAAGCCTGATATGATGTTTCTTGATGCAGGTGGTGGCATTGAGATTGTTGATAGACTCCATGAATTAGGTTATGAGGACAAAGTTAAAGCGATTTACTTTGGCTCGACTCCATTAAACACAGAGAAATACAAAAACAAACGCTGTGAAATGTGGGGAGAAATGAACCTATGGTTAACTGATGAGAATTTAGAGGTTGAAATACCTGATTCAGATACCCTTCAAGCCGACTTGTGCGCATCTCCCTATGATAGAGACTCACACGATAGGATTTGTCTATGGAAGAAAGATAGGATAAAATCTAAATATGGGTTTTCCCCTGATGAAGGCGACGCGCTTGGATTGACACTTGCCGAACCCGTTAACCTTAACAAATTTCAAGACATCGATTTTGATAGTGAGTTTTAATAATGGCAAAAGATGACGAAGAACTGCAAAAAATACACTTAGAAGCAATGAAGCGTTTCGAGGAAGTGGAAGACAGAGACCAACGCCAATTGTCAATCCAGGATATGAGATTTGCTCACGTGGCGGGCGCTCAATGGGATGATGACGCTAGAACCAAGCGAGCTAATCGGCCAAAATTTACTATTAATCGCATTGAACCCGCAATCGATCAAGTGGTGGGCAATCAAAGACAAAACAGGACATCAATCAAAATACGCCCAGTATCAGGTGGCGCAGATGAGAAAACGGCTGATATATTTAATGGTATAATCAGAAATATTGAATCAGTTTCAAAATCATCTAATGCATACGATTCAGCTTTTGATGAGGCTCTCGCGGGTGGCTTTGGTGGCTGGAGGGTTTTGACAGAGTTTAATGATGACGACGTCTTTGAACAAGATATAAAAATCAAACCTATAAAATCATCGGCGAGTTCTCTGTATTACGGCCCATCGGAAGAATATGATAAACGGGATGCAATGTACGCATTTCTGGTAACCAACTTTTCGCAAGTAGACTTTGAGGCCACTTGGCCCGATGCTTCATTAGCAAGCTTTACTAAAACCCAATTGAGTCATTTAACGAATTGCCGAAACTGGTTTAGAAAAGATTCAATAAGAGTCGCCGAGTACTGGAAGAAAGTACCGATAACTAAAGAATTAGCTTTACTATCAGATGGTCGAGTGATTGATTTAGATGAAGAATCAAAAGTTATCGACGAACTTAAAGAACAGGATGTTACTGTTTTAAAAACTAGAAAAGTCAAAACTCACACAATAGTAATGTACAAGGTTAGTGGGCTTGAAGTGTTGGAAGGGCCGGTCAAATGGGCTGGAAAATACATTCCTTTAATCCCTCTCTTTGGCAAAGTCCATCACATAGAGGATGAAACCTTTGTTAAAGGCATTGTCAGAGACGCTAAGGATCCTCAGCTAATTTACAATTACGAAACCAGTCAATCGATAGAAACTTCATCATTAACACCAAAGGATCCTTACTGGTATACGCCAGAAATGGTAGCAGGCCACGAAGCCACTTGGAAGGCGTTTCCTAAAAAGAATAGTCCTTTTATGCCATACAACGCAGATCCCAAGAACCCTGGGCCTCCAACAAGAACGGGCGCGCCGTCCGTCCAGCAGGCTTCTCTAGCGATGATTCAACAAGCTTCAATGGACATCGAGGCTACAACAGGTATACATGCGCCATCATTAGGTAGAGCGCCACAATTATTGAGCGAAAAATCTGTTCAATCTCAGGCCGAAAAGGGTGATAGAGGATCGTTTATTTATGAGGATAATTTTCAGAAATCTAAACAATATACGGGCGAGATATTAACTGATCTAATCCCTAAGATATACGACACAGCTAGAACAGTGAGAATATTAAATATCGATGGATCTAGTGAGCAAGTCAAAATAAACAATCATCTCAATCAAACCATAGAAGACAAGCAAACGGGTGAAAAAGTTTTAGTTAATGATTTAACTCAGGGAAAATATGATGTTGTAGCAGATACCAGCAAAAGCTTTGCAACTAAACGCCAAGAGTCTGCGGCTCAATTAATCGAGCTATCAGCAGCAAACCCAATAGTCGCCGAATTAGGTTTAGACATAATCATGCGGAATCTAGATGTAAATGACGCCGACGAGTTACACAGCAGAATAAGAAAGCAAATGATCCAATCCGGTGCAGTTCAGCCCACGGACGAAGAGCGCGAGGAACTTGGTTTAGACCAACCTCAAGAACCCGATCCAAGTCAAGTAGCACTATTAGAAAACATTCAAATGTCAACACAGAAGCTAATGGCAGACATTGAGAACACGGAAGCTGATACTGCTAGCAAACAGGTTAAAGCTCAGCAAGAAGCCGCTAAGACCGTCGATATCATTGTTAAAACCATGCTCGACAAGGTTAATGCCGGTGTCCCGTTGACGAATGATGAAGTCCAGTTAGTGATTGCTCAGAGGGACATTTTAGCGGACAGTCAAGATTTACTCATCCAGGCTAATAGTCAGGAGCAATTGAATATACCCATTCAATAGTGTAGAATTATCTCATAGGTCTACTCTATACCTTGAATAGAGGCTAACATTCGCTATAAGGGCGCACATGACAAACGAAACTCAAGCTGTAGAGGTTGATTCAGGCATTACTTTTGATAATGAAATAGATAAAGCGATAGCCGTTGATGCTAGTGAGGGTTCAGCACCTCAAAAGGATGAGAACCCAGCGGTTGAAAAACCCGAACAATCAGCAGATGAAACCAAGCCTGCAAAAGAGGATGGCTTTCAGAAGCGAATAAATAAGGTTACTGCGGATAAGTGGGAAGCAACGCGAAGAGCAGACGCGGCGGAGGCAAAACTATCAGAGATGCAAAGCACTCAACCAGCCAAGCAACTCGTAGAGCCAAAACTTGAAAATTTCGACTATGATGAGCAAAAGTTCAATAGCGCGCTTATCGATTACAAGGTTGAGATTAAAGCTAAGTCACTGCAAAAGGAACAACAGGATCACCAAGCTCAGCAATCTCAAGCTGAAATAACTAAAAAGTTTAATTTAAACTCTGCTAAGTTTGCAGAGGGAAAGGATGACTTTAATGAGGTGTTGGGCAAGGTACCCGTTTTACAGCCAGCGGTTCTTAATGAACTAATGAGTCGTGAAAATGGGCCTGAGTTAGCGTATTTCTTAGGAAATCACTCGGACATTGCTGATGAAATTATCACAATGAACCCCGTTGCAGCAGGGATTAAAATTGGCGAGATATCCCGCAAATTAGCAGAGCCTAAACAAATTAAACCTAGTGATGCTCCAGACCCAATAGATCCCTTAAAAGGTAGTGGTGTAACAGCCAAGGAAAGAGGGCCAAAAGGAGCAACATTTGAATAACTTGAGGATTAGTAATCATGGCAAATGATTTTGACAGCAACTTTACCCGAAAACTTGCTCGGGTATTTTTAGAAAATTTTGAGAGCAGTCGTGTTTTATCGAAAAATGTAGACACTCAACTTTTAGTAGGTAGATTCGCGCCAGATACGGGTGATACGGTAGATTTCAAACGACCAACTGACTATGTTTCTGTTCGTACCCCAAAGGGTGATGTATCTGGCGAAACTAAGTCTGATATCATTACAGGTAAAGCTTCCGGTGTAGTTCAGGATTACTTTACAACCTTTGTTGATTATGACGAAGCAGACGAAGCCATTAAAATGGACCAACTTGATCAGTTATTGGCACCATTGGCAACACGAATTAAAACAGATCTTGAATTGGATTTTGCTGCTTTCATGATGAAAAATACAGCATTACTCGCGGGTACTGTTGGAACAGCCGCAGATACTTGGGATGACATAGCCGAGGCTGGCGCCATGCTTGAAGCGAGTGGCGTTCCCGGTGACATGCCTTGGTTTTATACTGTAAATCCGTTTACTCAACGAGCTTTGGCTAGCACTAATAGAAGTCTCGGTGCTGGCGGTGTTGCTGGTGGATTGGTTAAAACAGCTATTGATAAGGCCACTATCTCTGAGATGTTCGCTGGTTTTGATAAAGTAATGACGGCAACGACACTGGCTAGTTATACCATTGGTGCCGAAGCTGATCGCGCAGGTACTCTGTCAGGTACTCCTACAGTGACTTATCTTGCTGCTAAGGACACCATGACGCAGGTACTAGCTGTTACCGCTGTCGGCGCTGGATCTACTGCGATCAAGGCTGGTGAAACTGTGACGATTACGGCTGCATCTGGCGCAATCAACCGGTTAAACCTATCTACTAGGCAGGTCATACTGGATGAGACTAGTTCGCCTGTCCTATGGACAGCCACAGTGACCACAGATGTAACTTTAACTGCTGGCGCGGGTAACGTTACAGTTACTGGCCCTGCAATCTTTGAGTTAGATGGTGCTTATAATACCGTTTCTCAGTCTCCTTTGTCTGGCGATATTATAACTTTTTCAGGCGCAGCGAATGATATTATCCAGCCTAATTTGTTTTGGCATAAACAAGCGTTCTCAATTGGCTCAGTCCCTATTAAGAAACTCCACTCTACCGATACATTGGCAACTACTGAAGATGGTTTGCAGTTCCGAGTATCAAAGGGCGTAGGATTTTTAGAGAATGAGCAAAAGGTTCGTTTTGACTTCCGTCCAGCATACGGCGTTATGAATCCGTTCTTCGCTGGACAAGGGTTTGGCGCACCATAAACCAATAATCTCCGTTTATGCGGGGCTTTCTATCATGAGGATAAGAAAATGGCGTTTAATTTAACAGGTCTAAAAGCAATGGGCGGCAAAGGGAAAGCCTTTGATAAGGGTAAGATGTTTGCTTATACAACTTCTGATTCAATGGCCACGGTTAGAGCCTCCGGATATTTCGACGGTATATCATCTAATCTGGATTCTGAATATTTTATTTCCGTGAAAGCATCTGACGGTGTGAGTATTTTAGCGCTAACGCGCGACTCTACCGGCCTGATACTTACCACGGACACAAACATTCAGGCTATCACTGGCGCTGGCGCTGTTGACGTTATTACCGATGTTACTCAGTTCACATCTGACGGCGCAGCACAGGCTTTGACTATTGCAGACGGTTATATCGGGCAACGAAAGGTTGTCGTTCATGTAGTTGATGGAGGGAGTGGCGTATTAACCCCAGCGAATGGGCTTGGATATACGACTATTACTTTCACGACTGCTGGCGAAGCTGTTGAACTGATGTTCTTGGCAGGTGGATGGGTCGTAATCGGTTTTGGTGGACTCACCGCTACATTACCGGCTATCGCTTAATTGGCACCATAAATCAACAAAGGGGTTTCGGCCCCTATATTTTAATAGGTAAATGTAATGTCTAACGAAAACCGTAAAATTGTTTGGTTGAAAGTTGATAGAAAAACAGAAATAGAGCTATTGGATACACCTAATCTCACTAAGAAGGCTGAGTCATTAGGGTGGAAAAAGAAAGTCAACAAGTAGGTGCTAAATGGCAACAGCAGCGGATATCATTAAAGGGGCTTTAAGACGGCTTCAAGTAATCGGATCTGAAACAGAGATTGAGCCGGATGAAATAGCCGATGGTTTAGAAGACTTAAACGATTTTGGGTCTAATCATGAAGTTGGATTTCTTGCATTAGGATTTGTGCCAGTCGAAAACACAGCCGATACCGTCAATATTCCACGCGGCGCTGTTGGTTATTTCAAGGATGCGCTTGGACTTTATATCGCCGGACAATATGGCTTTCCGATACCACAATCACTGATCCTTTCCGCCGCAAGGAGCCAATCAAATGCGTTAAACGCTTTCCAAAATCCCATTGATGTAGAATTTCCCGATACACTACCGGTAGGATCGGGAAATGAGTGTGACTTAATCATAGACGATCAACGATTTTTCCCTCCTAACAGCATAGAAAACTTCTGATGCCTAAAATAACATTGCCTATTACTGGTGGGTTTTATCAATCAGAATCATTGCCTATCTCGGCACAACGCTGTATTAATTGGATCCCATCTATTGTACAAACCGCCAACGCTGCACAAAATGAGGTGCTTTTCCCAACGCCAGGACAAAAGTCATTCGTTACATTAGTTGGGGCTAATCGCGGTTCTCATGAAATGGCTGAAATAGCTTTTGAAGTCAATGGAAATACATTATTTCAGGTCAATGAGGACAAAACGACCGTATCGATAGGGACTATTGAAGGGACTGGCAGAGTTTCAATGGCTGATAATGGAACTAAGCTTGTTATTGTTGTTCCTGGTGGCAGGGCCTATGTTTACGACGGAACAACGCTTGACCAAATAACCGATGCAGATTACATATTATCAGACACCGTATCATACAAGGATGGGTTTTTTGTATTCACCGCTTCTGATGGGTCGGTATTTTTTAATTCTGAATTAAATAATCCATCGAGCATTAGAGGGTTAGACTTTGGTACGGCTGAAATAGATCCCGATAGAATAGTAGCGTCTCATGTCACGCATAATGACTTATTTGTGATTGGAACTAAAACCATCGAGCCTTTCCAGAATATAGGCGGGGCTGACTTCCCATTCCAAAGGATCGAAGGGGCCAATATTCAAAAAGGCGCTCATGCTAAATTTAGTATTATAGGGCTTGATGAAACGTTCGCTTTTGTCGGTGGTGGAGAAAATGAAAAATCAGCCATTTATCAGGTCGTTAGTCGATCTGCTGTCCAGAAAATCAGTACGCCGGCCATTGATAATGCTATCCAGGATTACACTGCGGACGAAATCTCGAATTGTTTTGCGATGAGTTATTTTGAACGAGGCAATCAATTAGCTATTTTTACATTTGAGTCAAGCCGAATACCCAGTAGAACATTTGCTTATAATGCTACCACGTCCAAGATTTTAGGTATCCCCATTTGGTTTGAATTTCAATCAGGTGTTTCAAACAATCGATGGAATATTAGTTCTATAGTCTTAGTCTATGGTAAATTACTAGCCGGAACAACAACTGGTCAAATCGTTGAATTGGATAATAAAACCTTTGATGATTTGGGATCGCCTATCCTTCGACAAGTCACCACTCTTACTGTCTCTGATGACGAGGAACCTTTTTTTATCCCTAAGATCATTTTATGGTTAGAGTCTGGAGTAGGCACCACGACAGGACAAGGATCTGATCCATCGGTTAGCATGGATTTCGCTGATGATGGTGAGAATTTCGGCAATGACCGGCTAAGAAAGATTGGTAAAATTGGCAAGCGCGGACAACAAACCGAATGGCGTAGAAATGGCCGGATCCCAGTATTTCGAGTTTTCCGATTTACTATTACCGCTCCCATTAAGGCTGTCGTCAGAAAGTTGCAAGCTGTTGCTAATGCGAGTGGGCCTAGTGGCTGAATTAATCGCACTCCGCGAAAGCGAGCGTATATTTAATCAGCGTGGCTTTGGTACAAGGCCATTCAACGCGTTTATTGATGAATTAAGGCGACAAGTTAATACAACGACTTCATCCGTAGAGGAAATCAATACCCAAGCATCCTCTAATCAGCAATTAATTTCAAGAATTTCTGAACTTGAGAAAAGGCAAACAGTTATTGTTAACACTACGACAGACATTACAGCCAAACCTTTTCAAACAATTGTCTGTAGAAATATTATCCCAATTGATGTGACTTTAGAGCTTAATCCCATCAAGGATGACGTTATCGATGTTAAAAGACAAGAGGCAAAAGTTAGAGTGATAGGCCCCATTGACGGAAAGACTAATGCAATTATTAATATCATTAAAGTGTCGCCAAAATTTATCTTTGACGGTTTAGAATGGTCTCAAGTTTGAAATGAGCAACAATGTCTCACAAGAATTAGCACTCACCGCTTTTGGTTCTCTCAGAGCAGAGCCAGATTTTGCTGTTATTCAAATTAATGCTCAATACGGTATATTAGGCCAGGTTTTAACACTGACTGATACTGCACTGTCAGGAACGAATACGGTTGTTAATAGTTTATTTACGTGCCAATCAAGAACCACAGCCAATGGTTTAGCCAGTATTACAACCATTAGACCGATTAGTGTTCGTGCCGGGCAAGGCTTGCTTGCTCGAATTGAAGCGCTATTTACAACTGGCGTTGCTAATAGTTTGCAATCAGCTGGACTTTTAACCGCGCAAAATTCCTACTCATTTGGATTTGTGGGTACGGCATATGGTATTACTTATGGTCACGATGGCATTAGTGAATCTCAAGAATTGACCGTTACAACGCCCGCAGCCGGCGCAGAAACCGCTACAGTAACCGTTGACGGCGATCCTTTTAGCGTTCCCTTAACGGCGGGGACTGTCCAGCATAACGCGTTAGAAATAGCCAGTAGTCTTAATACTCAAGTCGTTGATTATGATTTCTCTTCCAATGATGATCAAGTGGTTGCTCAGTCATTATTATCAGGCCCTCAAGGTTCATTTTCATTTACCAGCTCGACCGCTGTCGCTGCATGGGTTCAAATCGTAGCGGGGGTAGCACAAATTGTAACATTCGTGCCTCAAGCAAGCTGGAACATTGATACTCGATTAACTGGCACGGCCGCCGATATTTTAGATCCAACTAAACTTAATCCGTACCAAATACAAATTAATTCAAATTCCGGCGCGGTTAACTTCTTTGTAGAAGATAATGACACAGGATTGCCGATTGCAGTCCATCAAATAAAGGCGGCTAATTTAAATACGTTGCCGAATGTAACCACTTCTATTTTCAGATTGGGATGGTTGGCTAAAAGTTTGGGCAGTACCACCAATTTAACGTGTGCCGGAAGTACAGCGAGCGCATTTATTGAAGGCCGATCAAGGCGAGGACACACCACTCGATCAGATAGTAATAATCAATTAAGCATTGGGACGACTTTAACTAATATAATTTCTTTTAGAAATAGAATTGCTTTTAATGGTAAGAGTAATCTTATTGAGATATTTCCGACACTATTAAGTGTTTCTTCTCAAGCTAATAAATCAACGTTTTTTTTATTTTTATTAAATCCCGTTTTTGGCGGGGATCTCGATTTTAGTTATATTGACAAAGATACATCCGTAATGGAAGTGGCCATCGATTCGGTTACTGTTAGCGGTGGGATAGAGGTTGGCTCTTTAACCATAGCGCCAGGTGGTAGCGGAGCCTTAAAAATTAACCAATCAGTTAACCAGGACATTCTTATTTTGCCTAATAATTTAATCACCGTAGCTGCATTTGTGACCAGTGGTGCCGGCGGCGATATGCAAGCGGCATTAATTTGGCAGGAGGATATTTGATGGCTTTACAAGTCGCAGTAGTAGCAAAAACAACCAGTGACGCGGCTTTAATCCGTGCCAGAGCCATTATTAATAGTTTAGCAATGGATGTTATAAACGACAAAATAACGGTGGAGTCAGAAAGAACTGATACAGAAAATCGGATTTACAAAACAGATTTAAACTTTGGTGCTCGAATAAAAAATGATGTTGTTGAGATTAATCAATCAGATAATAGCTATGTAAAGTTAAATGATTTATTAGATTCGCTCTATGACAAGGGCTATAGAACATCTCATCGATTAATTGGGAAAAAAGACCGAATAAGATTAACAGTAGCGTGGGATTGATATGGCCATTGAAACAGGCAAAAACATCATTGACGGGGTTATATTATCAACCACTTCAACAAGTATTTTTTTAGTAACGAATAATTTAAATCGAGTAAAAATCGACTCAATCTCATTTATTAATTTCGGCATAAAAAACGCAACAATAACAGGACACATTGTTTCAAAGGGCGGCACAATAGGAAATGGGAAACTGTTGTTTAAGAACGTGCCTATAAGAGTTGACGAGACGTTTTTAGCGCCTTCTTTGAATGGCCAAGGAATTAACGAAGGGGGAAACCTTCAAGTATCCTGCGATACTGCGAATAGCGTTGGATGTACTGCAACGGGTACATTGTATTCGTCATGATAGTTAAAACCATAACAGAAGATGAAGCAAAGCCGATTATCTTTGACGATGAAATAATAAGCAGGACATCCATAGACGGCCAAGGCGAAATAGTCTTTCCAGAGGCTAGATATATCGGAGGCTTTAATGATTCCCGATTATTTGGTATAGTTATCTACTATGACAAAGGCGAATTCGAGACTTGCCATATTAATGTATTGCGCAAATATCGCAGGAAATTTTCATTGGGTTTTGGCAAAAACGCACTAATGTTTCGACAAGGCAAGCCATTGTTAACGGCAATTCCTGATATTTTTAAAGATGTCTTTATGTTTGCAAAGCGATTAGGGTTTCAAAAATCATACAGTTATAGAAGCAAACTATTTAAAAACGGTAAACAACTCAATATGAATGTTTTAAGGTTGGATTAATATGGGATTTATATCAGATATTTTAGAGCCTTTCGGATTAGGCCCTGGTGTTGGGCAGGCAGCCGGTCAAGCAGCCGGAGTTCAAGCGAGGGCGGCGGGATCAGGCATAGAAGAGTTGAGACGTCAATTTGGTTCCTTCACTGATCTCCAGCAGCCCGGGATTGAAGCGGGAGGACTTGCCAGACAACAACAACTAGCCTTGTTGGGACTATTAGGCCCAGAAGCTCAGCAAGCCGCACAAGCCGCAATTCAGGAAGGCCCAGGGCAGAAATTTATCAGAGAAAGGCAGCAAAGGGCCTTATTGAGAAGTGGCGCTGCTACCGGTCAGTTAGGAGGAGGAAGGATACAGACTGCATTGCAACAACAGGCCGCAGGATTTGCCCAGCAAGATCTACAAAATCAGTTTGGTCGACTTGGCGTTTTGTCGGGCGCTGGACAGCAAGCCATTGGTCAGGTAGGTCAATTCGGGCAAGCCACAGCCCAGGGCATAGCTGGACTTTTCGGGCAGCAGGGTGCCGCGACAGCCAGCGGGATATTAGGAAAGCAACAAGCTAGGGCGCAAGGCCTTGGAAATCTTATCTCATTGGGTGGAGCCATTTTCTCAGATAAGCGATTAAAAACCAATATCAAGAAAGTGAAATCGTTCGGCAAAATTAACGTTTATGAATGGAACTGGACTGATACCGGAACAAAAGACGTTGGATTTATTGCTCAGCAAGTCAGAGAAGTATTTCCAGAATTTGTTTTTGAGAAAGACGGCTATTTAATGGTCGACTATAACCGAGTGCTAGAGGCGGCGTAATGGGATTAGTGACAGCAAATCAATTTCAATTAACACCAGATATTGGCGGATCGCTAAGTCGCGGATTTAATTTAGGTGAGCAATTCAGAGCACAACAGCTTCAACAAAAACAACAAGAATTTCTAGCCGGTGGTGGATTACAAGATCCGCAAGCCTTGCAACAGTCCGCTAAATTAGGATTAGATTTTCAACAACAAGTCGCTACAGGACTTGGATTAATCGACCAAAGAACCGGGCAAATCGATCAAGCTAGACTGACCGAAGCGGCTGATTTTGCCTTTCGGATCCAAGATTTACCTATTGATCAACAGAATATTGCGATTAATGAACGGATTGAAAAAGTAGAAGCCAGAGGCGGCGACGCAACCCAGACAAGAGAACTGCTTCAAGTTCCGTTTAAACAACGAGGGAATGCACTTAGAGCTGTTCAATTATCTGCCCTCCCTAATGAGCAGAGAATCAAGATCCTCATAGGACAGGAAACACTTGAGCAGCAACAACAAAAAGCTCAGAAAAAATTAACTCAATCGGAATTAACTACCGAATTAAAACAAAGCAAAACAAAATTCGATCAATCCTCAAAAATAAGGGCAGAGGTAGCCAAAGCAAGCGGTGAATTCAACAAAATACAAGCGTCTTTTGATCGCGTTAAGGCAGCCGATCCAACAGCAGCAGGAGATATCGCATTAATCTTTAATTTTATGAAAATGCTTGATCCTGGATCAGTTGTTCGAGAGGGAGAATTTGCAACCGCTCAAAATGCCGCAGGCGTCCCAGACAGGTTAAGGAATTCTCTCAATAAACTATTGAGCGGCGAGCGACTAAATCCAAAACAACGACAAGACTTTATCAAACAATCTAGCAATGTGTTCAAATCCTCTGAAAAGAGACAAAAAACTCGATTAGAACAGTTTGTATCACTCGGGAAAAGGTTTGGATTAGCCAAAGAGGATGTCATTGTTAGCCCATTAGATGAAAACCAAGAGCCTTCTAAATTACAACTGAGTGCATTAACAGTAGAGCAATTAAGAACTTTAACAGACAAAGAGCTACAGCGTCTATCCCAGGTGAAATAATGGCCACTCTTGAAGAATTGCAAGCTGAATTAGCGCGAAGACAACAAACGCAGCCAGTAAGCACAGGAATTAGCGCGGAAGATTTGCAGGCTGAGTTAGCCCGTCGACAACAAGTTTTGCCAAGTCAACCATTACAGCCTTCCCCTTTCCCAGTAGAAAGAGGCGAAACACGCGCAGCTCGAGAATTACCTGAATTAGGCACCGGTGGGTTATTAGGCGGAGAAGATGCCGCAAAAATCGCAACATTGTCACCTGTATTATTAACGACAACCAATGATCAAGAAATCGCCGATATTATTACTGAAAATTTCCCTAATGTTGGTCAACAAGTTAGCCCAGCGGGAGAATTAATCCTTGCCAATAACAAAACAGGCACGAGAGTTATTGTCAATAGACCTGGAATATCTCGACTTGATCTAATTCAGGCGTTAGGAATAGCATCAGCTTTCACGCCAGCCGCGAGAGGGGCCGCACTAGTAGCGCCATTAGCCGCCAAAGCAGTAACAGGAGCGGTAACAGCGGGATTAACACAAGCGGCTATAGAAGGAATACAGCAACAAGTCGGCGGTCAATTGGACGAGCAAGAAATTGCTTTAGCGGGGGCATTAGGTGGGGCGTCTGAATTAGTTGTGCCAGCAATACAAGCGATTAGGCAAGCAAGGCAAGCAAGACGAATAGGCGCAGAAGCGGCAGAATTGCCAGCGGTATCCTCCCAAGTTGAGGCAGCAAGAAGATCGACAGAGCAAATAAAAGAGCTAACAGGAAAAGAAGTTGGTTTATTCCAAGCTCAACAGACATTGCAGCCGTCTGAATTAATAAAACAACGATTACTCCCTCAGTTGGATGCAGGTTCAAAAAGAGCGGCTGAAGCTTTGGAAACGCAGAATAAAGAGGTTTTTGATGCTACTAGCGAACTAATAGACAGAATATCACCAGAGAGCACTATCTCAGAGGGAGCAAAACGATTTAAGACCGCATCAGAAACGGCATTAAAAGCGGCTAACCAGCGGAGAGCATCAGAAACCAGCGGATTGTTTGAGGAGGCATTAAAAACTGGTGCAGAAGTCGATCTTAAGCCGGTAAAAAACATAATTAATGAATCGCTAAAAGACGCCGTAAAGGGGAAGCAGCAATCTGCGTTAATAAAAGTACTAAAAAACATTAAAGGCAAAGAAAAAAAAGGAGGGTTGATTGTTGCCGAGACTGGTAAGCCGATATTAAAACCAAAATCTTTGCCGCCTACATTACGTCAGCTAGATAATGCCAAGGATGAAATTAACGCTGTCTTAGAAACCGCAGTAACAACTGGTGTAGATAGAAAAACCAAAAGGATATTAACTCGGGTTAAGAGAGAGTTAGTGAGTCAAATGGAGAATGCAAGCCCTGTATATAAAACAGCAATGGATGAATTTAGAAGATTATCGCCAGCTGTCCAGGAGCTTGAGGATTCTATTTTAGGTCAAGTGTCAAAGATAGATGATGTTAATGTTAAAAATATCTCTCAAAGAATATTTGATCCAAAGGCAGGATTGGCCGATCCGTCTCAAATAAAAAATGCAAAGAAAATTATAGATCAAGTCGATCCAGGCGCATGGGATGATCTATTACGAGTTGAATTAAATCGTCGTGTTGGCGCATTGGAACAATTGGTTGAGGATATTCCAGGTGAATTAGTCGGCAATGTCCCAGGCCAATTAAGGCGGGCTATTTTTGGTAATCCATCTCAACGAAACGCTTTGTTATCTGGCATGACAAAAGAACAGCGAAAGAATTTTGTTTTCCTTGATGATGTTTTAAGGCGAGCGTCGGCAGGGCGGGCTATAGGATCCCCGACAGCTGAAAAACTCCAAGTAATAGAGAAGCTTAGAGGGATATCATTAGTGCTAAGAGATGTCATTTTTAGGCCATTAGAAGCGATCCAGAGAACCGGCGAAAGAACATTATTTGATCGAAATGTTAGAGCGTTAACTGAGGTTATGTTTGATACGCGATTTGAAAAACAACTTAAAGAATTAAGAAAGCTTAATCCAAATTCGCCAGCAGCGGCCAGGGCAATGTCTCAAATATTAAAGCAAGCACAACCTGAAAAGAGCCAAAACAATGAGTAGATTTGTATTACCAAGAGAAAGCACATTTGATTTAAACGGATTACCACAAGATGGTGCATTTTTAGAGTTCTTTAATGTTGGGTTGTTGACTAATAAAGATACGTTTTTTGATGAAAATTTAGCACCTGGAAAAGAAAACTCAAACCCAGTAGAAGCTAATGGAAGCGGTCTGTTTGATGAAATATGGCTAGATGGTGATTATGACGTTACTTTAAGAAACAAAAAGAATGCTCTTGTCTGGGGGCCAGAAACTATCCGTGATTTGGCTGAACTTTCCACAATTAATTTTATATCTTCCGAATTAACAACCGCAACAATGGCGGCTAATACGCAGAAGAAATATGCTGATACTGATGTGGTTTCAACAGCCGAATTTGTTACTGGGGGAGGCAGCGCGGGCGGGGGGGTTTATGATGTTGTTTTAACGTCAACCGTAACCCCTAATGGTCGAAATATCATCCAAGGTACCGCAGATACGACTATCAGTTTTGTACTGAGAGTAACCAATACTTTTAACCCTAAACAAGTTGGCGCTTTTGGTGACGGAATAGTGGATGATTCGGCCGCTATAACCGCAGCAAGCAATACTGTAACCAGTTTTGAATTCGCCAATGGAGCTTATAAAATATCGGCTAATACATCATTAACTGGGGTTTTCTTCTTCAATCCTGGCGCTAGAATTAGCGTCGATAGCGGCATAACATTTACGTTAAGCGGCGATATTATAGCGGGCAATACGCAGGAAATATTTGGAGGCTCTGGAACCATCACTTTAAATTTAGCTTATGTCTCTATTCATTGGTTTAATACGGTTACCCAGGCCGTTGGTTCTGTGACTGCAGGAAGCACTATAAAAATCTTTGAAGCTATTTCGTTCGCTGGATTGAACCTGACTAAGCGACTAAATTTCGTCGGTACTGGTCGAGAATACGTAGAAATAACGGGTTCATTCACTTTAACCGACACGGGTGGGAATTCGACATTTGATAACGCGGTTCTTAAGACCCCCTCTGTTGGCACTGTCATGATCACTATAAACGGTATCGGTGGAACCAATTTTAGAGATTGCCAGTTAGCTCCCGATACAGGTAATACCATGTTTGAATGGGATCACACCGCTGGTGCCGGTGGAACTCCGCAGATAATGGAGTTAATGCAGACGAAATTTATCAGCGGCAAGTTCTTAGAGTCCAAGGGTGCTGGGGTAACGTATTCTATCCACGTTAAAGAGTCATCTTTGTTTAGTTTTACCCAAGCTAACACATTGACACCGTTCGCCGGTGGGTTTATATCCCTCTCTATTTTTGGTGGATTGGTTAACATTAATGATCCTCAAATTTCATCGGCATCAAATGCACAACTCAAATTCTTAAAGGGTTGCCAAATTGATGACAGTACAACAAATGTCGCATGGATTGATAACAATGGGACTGGATTTGATCTACTAGATATTAGTGACGGTACCACAATGACGTTCGATAGTTTGACTCGAAATATAAGAGTTGATCCTATTTTTAGTGGCTCTGGCGTTGGCTCAGCTCAAACCAATTTTCAAACTGTTCCATCTGGAATTTTACTAACATTTGATCCTGACCTATTTGATACGGTCTATTATGAAGGCACTGCAACTCCGTTGGTAGCCGTCCAATCATGGGTATTTAAAGCCGGAGCAGGTCAATTCAAAGGCCAGAGTTTTACACTAAAAATAATAGGCTCTATCGATACTCAGGGAAATAATGTTGTTATGTTTGGACGAACATTCACCCCAGCTTCCCAGGAAATGCAGGGTTTGACCGTCTGGGGCACATTCGACGGCACAAACTGGATAACTTCGTATTCAGATCTAATTTAATTTAACACAGGGATTGTATTGGCCCGAAAATAAGCAAAGGAAATTCGATGACTGGAAATAAACCAAGAGTAATTATTTTTGAATTGACTATTGAGAACTACGCAAAACTCGAAGCGATAACACATGATGTTAATAGATTTTGCAGCGATGTTATTATGATGGCGATCGACAAAATCGACTACGATCAGAGAGGTGAAGGAAAGAATGATCATTTTAAAACGCTGGTATCATGAAGATTGCACCATCGGCCGGTTGACGTTGGATAATTTTCAACAATAGATTTGTCTAGACGGTTTGAAATTTCATGCCGTATATAAAAATTATTCCTCGTTAATTCGGGGATTTTTTTGCCTAAAATAAATAATGTTTGACATTAATAATATAAAACTATTATAATAGTACCTCTTAAATCAAACAGGCAAAAACGAATGAACAAAGATTATAAGAAAAAACAATTAAAGAAATATCCGGTGATGGTTCTGCTCGCCAAAGAAGAGCATGATCGCCTCACATCAATCGCGTCAAACAAGAGTGAGTTTTGCCGTGATGCGATAATGGATTTAATCAGAAAGATAGAATGCGACAAAAAAGGAAGAAATCATGAATAAAGATGAACTAGGAGAGATTGTAAAAAAACACGGACTGTACGTGAATAAAGAACATGGAGGAGAATTGGCCAACCTTCTGGGTGCCGACCTTCGGGGTGCCAACCTTCGGGGTGCCAATCTTGGGGGTGCCAACCTTCGGGGTGCCGACCTTCTGGGTGCCAACCTTGGGGGTGCCAATCTTGGGGGTGCCAACCTTCGGGGTGCCGACCTTGGGGGTGCCAATCTTGGGGGTGCCAACCTTCGGGGTGCCGACCTTGGGGGTGCCAACCTTGGGGGTGCCAACCTTCGGGGTGCCGACCTTGGGGGTGCCAACCTTCTGGGTGCCGACCTTCGGGGTGCCAACCTTGGGGGTGCCGACCTTGGGGGTGCCAACCTTCGGGGTGCCGACCTTGGGGGATGTAGAGGGGATGGAAACACAATAAAAACAATCCACTGCGGAACTTATGATGTAGCTTACACTAATAAAGTTATGCAAATAGGATGTCAGTGTCATGAAATTGAAGACTGGTGGGATTTCGATGAGGAAAAAATCCGTTCAATGGATGGTAGGGCGCTCTACTGGTGGAAAAAATGGAAACCCATTCTCAAAAAAATTATTGACCTCTAATCGCAATCAAAAGGAAGAAATCATGAATAATTCTAAAACACTGTCACAGTCATGGATAACTGGTATAGGCGAATCAGTACCAAGTGAGACTGAAAACATTAAGTCATTAAGAGAGCAGCTAGATAAGCAGTCAGAGTTGACTAGTAGATTCGCCTCATTTATCAACAAGCATGCGCGATACTTGCAGCTAGTGGAACGGAGCAAGGCTTATAACACCGCATTACTTGCAACGGTCGACAACAATACCGCTCTTTCCTTATTTGAACAGATAAAGAAAACGGAGGAATTGGATGATCGCAAATAAATGGATTACCATTTTTCTTTACGCGGTAATTATCATCTCTGCTGCACAAATCAACATGAAGGAGTTCGCCATACACGAACCGATACTCAGGATATCAGTCGGTTTTATAGTGGGCATTTTGTCCCTGTTAGTTTCTTTTGGTTATCTCAAGAAGGGAGTAGAAAATGAAGATTGAAACAAAACAAGTCACCAAGCATGTGTTTAGCGATCTAAGATATCAGGACACTGTATCTATCGTTATAGAGGACGAAATGAAAGGTTGGGGATCGGTAACCATTACTAAATACGGGAGCGCGTGGACAGGCTCCTGGAATGCTATGGGTGACCGAACAGTGACTGAGTTCTTTTTACACTGTGATAATGATTACCTCTGCAAAAATCTTGGCGTTCGGGATAGAGAAATTTACGATTATTCCGCCGAACCAATATGGAATGAGGAGGGCGGATATTCTCACCAGCCAAGAATTACAAATCCAGAATACATCCATCTCTGCAAGGTAATAGAGGTCGTCAAGGAAGGGTTAAAGCAAATTAAACCTGAGATTAAAGATTATGGCAAATGCAGTGAGTGCAAATAATCACTTACAGGATTTGTTTTAAAACAACAAAGGCTGGCAATAACCGAGGAGAAAGAGCAATGAAACTAAAGGAATTTTCAGACAACCTCATCAAGTTACTCAAAAAACGACCAGAAACCGCCGAGTTTGACGTTGTGACAAGCAAAGACGATGAAGGCAACGGATACAACCCTGTTTATTTTGAACCCTCTGTGGGCCGATACAACAAGGAGGACGATGAGTTTGAAGAGGAGATTAAACCTAATGCGATATGCGTTAATTAAATAGGATTAAACTATAACTAACGGAGAATGTTATGGAAGTAATAACCTTAGAAAAAGATAATCATCAACAGTACGAAATTGATGTTGAAAAAACAAGTGCTGGCTATTGGATTGCGAATGAGGATATGGATGAACACATATGGATTTCAGACAAAAACATGGACTCATTGGTTGCATTTGTTTTAAAACAACAAAGGCCGGCAGTAACCGAGGAGAAAGAATAAGTGAGTGAAAAATTAATAATGATGCCGGAAAGCCTAACCGCTGAAAATGGCGCTAAAGGGTTGCTGAGTGGAGAATTTAGCGAAACAGTTATCATGCAATGTGAATATTGTGATGGCCAAGGAATGGTAGAACATCAAGTAACTGATGAGGTTTGTGAGGAATGCGGTGGAGCTGGAGACTATGCGTTAAAAGTCCCTGTATCGTGGACTACAATTAAAGATATTTATGCAAAATGCGCTGAATATTTCCAGAATAAACTTGATAACAAAGGATAAAAATAAGTGAAAACCAAATTAAGAGATTCGCATGAAAATCATGTCATTAAGGTCGAGGTGAATAAAAAAACAGGGGTCTGGTTTGAGGATTCCAGTGACGGAAATGAGGTATTTATCCACAGAAAAGACCTGAAAACTCTTGTGCAATTTTTGTTGAATTCCATAATTGATGAGGAGGAATAAAATGAAAAATAAACTTGAAATGTCGACATAATGTAGTAAAATAGTAGTGCTGATTTAATCAGTTAGGTTCCTCGAAAAACCTAGTTACCACCTCGTAGAGAGAGTTTTGATCTGTTGTTCTGGAAATTTCTACGAGGGGTTTCTAGATTCGAGGCGACAGAATCAAAGCTCTTTTTTTATGCCTGTCAAAACCTTCCTGGTTAAAATGAGGTAAAGCCTGTTTAAAAATCTAGTGCCAGCCTAAATACTAGTCGGGGTGGGGCAGGAGCGCAACAATCGAGCCATAAAAGAGGCGAAAGCTGTTCTTAATCGATTGACCGCTGGTTCGAGTCCAGTCTAGATTTTTAAGCAGGTTTATAGTGTTTATATGTGGTGGAGTTAGTAGGTTATGTGAGATAGAACCGCTCACAGCTTTAACTGCTCTCCGTGGTCAGGTGGCTAGCTCCCCTTCATATAGACACTACCTCAGAATAAATGAGATAGTTTGTATATGTTACATCATACGTTATTAGCTTTATGTATGATAAATCAACAAATAACATACATAACACTATCAATAGTCACCATAGTAATGGGTTAAGTATGGGAAGTAATAATATATTTAAAGGGAAATTAAAGTCGGGCTATTTTGACACAAAAGGCATCGTAAACAACAGGGTTAAGGTGACTAAGTACGACAAAAAAGGAAATAAGGTTTCTTCTGAGGAAAAAACTGCATTAGATGCAAGATTCAATTTATCCATGGATACCCTAAAAAAACCAAAAAGAACAAAGAAAAAGCATAGAGTAAATAAAAAATCAAACTCACTGATTGAAAAGAGCTTTTACAAAACGAAAGAATGGATAAGATTAAGATACCGAGTTTTGAGGGCGAATGATGGGAATTGTTCTTGTTGCGGAAGAAACTATAGAATTCATAAGGTTGTTTTGCATGTAGATCATATCAAGCCAAGATCAAAATACCCCAGCCTTGAGCTTGATTTTAATAACTTACAAATACTTTGCGAGGATTGCAATTTAGGAAAGGGTAATACTGATTCGATTGATTGGAAAAAAGCAAAGGAAATTCCTTCAAAAACTAAGTTCGTCGCTAAAACCAATAACAAATGGAACAAACTAATGGTCTCAATATGACAGGCCTATCTAATGACCAACTATAACTTAAATTTAACTAAAGAGAGGAAATAATCAAATTTAACTATGTTGCCTCGAGTTAAACTTAACTAACGGAGAAACAAATGAATGTAAATAAAGTATTTGATTGCAAGTGTGATATTAATGGCGTCGAAACAACAATAAAAGAATATCTAAAGTCGTTGTTAAGTAAATTGTGGGCAGAAAAGGATGGATTTAATGGTAAACGACCTTTCGGAAATTCAGCCTGGGAATATGACTTATACTATGGACTGTTTGAAGATGGATTGGTTGAAGGCGAGCGTGATGAGGATGGCTATATCGATGAGATCGACGAGGATAAAGCCAACAAACTTATACTCGAAGCTATTAAGGCGCTTTAGCCAACCTTATTGTTAAATAACGGAGAAAGAGAATGAAAGTATTTTTAGGTGGCACCTGTAACGAATCAACATGGAGAGAAGAACTTATCCCTATGTTATCGATTAACTATTTCAACCCCGTCGTTGACGATTGGACATCGGAATGCATGAGTGAAGAAATCCGGCAACGGGAAATATGTGACTATTGCTTGTATGTCATAACGCCAAAAATGACTGGTGTATTCTCTGTAGCCGAGGTGGTGGATGACAGCAATAAGCGACCAGAAAAGACTATTCTATGTGTCCTTTATAAAGACGAAGACCGTGCTTTTTCTGTTGGTCAGATGACAAGCTTAGGCCAAGTAGCTAATATCATTGAGGAAAACGGCGGAAAATGCTTCACAACACTACATCAAGTCGCGAAGCATTTAAACCAGACATCAACTGGAGAAAGAGAATGAGCACAACAAACCCAATAATCGAAGTAAATAAACGGCTATCCATCCAGAGAGACAATCGAGGAGGCTGGATGATCCATGAAAGCAGAGAGGGAATAAACCCCAAGACAAAGGAGCCGACAACGTCCACCAAGACAACCTATCACGCAACCCTTGCGCATGCGTTCAATTCCATCATTGACCGCGAATCAGGGCTTGCAGAGAGCCTGAATGAGATAGTTGATTATGTTGATGGGGCAAAGGAAGATATTGCCGTGACTATCCGAACCCTTTCTTTAGATTAGGCCTAACCAATTAATTATTAAGTAACCGGAGAGAGAGAATGACTGATAAATACCTGAAAAATTGCGAAAAAGTATATGTACATCAGAAGATCGAGGGTGGATACATTGTTCAAAAATACATAGATATTCATTACGAGTACGAAACAAAAGAAGATTTGAGCGGTGAGAAGATATTCGTTGAGGATGTATTTGATAAGCCACCAACAGACGTGAAAGATAAGTCGATAGATGAATTGTGCGAAAGAATACAATCCAAATCAAATTTAATAAAAGCGTTATCGGATGAAGAAAATAACTTACAAATTTCAATCAGTAAGCGTCAAACCGAAATAGAAGAGATGGAGTCTGAGGCGAAAAAATATAGCGCTTTAAAAAATGCAATTGATTATATCAATGGTGAATTTACTCATTTTGCAATTATTCCGTCTTATTCAAAGCCGTATATAACAACCAAAAATGAAGGTTTAGATGATGAAGGGACTTACAGTAGAGATACAAAATTACTAACGTTGTTTGGTAAAAGTAATGGTAACTTGGCGTGGAAATTAAACCAGTACAACGATGGCTCAGGATCTTGGAGTCAAGTATCACAACCCTGCAAATCAGAAGAGGAAGCTGTTGATTTTATTGTAAAAATAATAATAAAAGAAATGCTTGAATTTGTAAATAACGACGGCATTAAATCATTTAACTCTTATAAATACGACTGGGCTATTGAAAATAACCTAGCATTACCAAAGGGTTTCAAAGAAAAAAATAATAAAATAGAGAAAAAGCAATGGCAATCAAATGTTGAAAGTATGGAAAACCAGATAAAAGAAAGAACAATCACACTAGCCAAATACAAAGAGAAATTAAAAGGATTTGTTGAAAAATAGTTAAAATGTAGTAAAATAGTATTCGCGAATGAGGAATTGAGTAGCTTCTTTTCCGTTGTCCTAGTTAGCGCCATTCGCGACAAATCAAGGCCGTGATAAGCCTAAAAATAAGGTATGAAAATAGTCTCTTTTGTGACCGGTTTTGTACCGCCTCAAAACCCTTATCGGGTTGCCCTTGTTCGGAATTATCACCAGAACCGGTCAACAAAGGAGATTGTTTTGCAAGTAACCAATTGGGATAAATGGCAAACCTTTAGAAAAGATAGAGGCACTCCGCCATGGATCAAAGTATACCGAAATTTATTGACCAATGAGCAATGGGTTGATCTGACCGATGCTGAAAAAGGACAACTAGTTTCTATCTGGATCTTGGCAGCTGACAAAGACGGTCAAATACCAGACAACCCTAAGATGATCCAAAGAATGTCCATGATGACATCAACCCCAAATATCAATAAATTCATAGACTTAGGATTCTTGACGCCAACATGTCAACCAGTTGGTAACCATATGGCAACCAACAAAATGAACCATGACGACAACTTGACGCACCAGAGAAGAGGAGAGACAGAGAAGAGTAGAGAAGATGAGATCAGAGTAGAGGAGATCTTGTGTGATTCAGAAATTGTTGAAGTTGAAAGTTATCCATTTGATGAATTCTGGAATTTGTTTGCCAACAAAAAAGCTTTAAAGGACTGTACAAAAATTTGGACAAAATTAACCAATGTCGAAAAAGATGAATGCATCTCAGCAATCCCTAAATACTTAAATTATCTAACTATAACTGGATATAACCAACTCCATCCCAAAACATGGTTAAACGGAAAAAGATGGGCGGATGATTTTACGGCTCCAACTAACAACAAATCTTTCCAAAACCCAAAAACAGCGGGAAACTTTGAAGCCTGCCAGGATTTTATCAATGAATTTAGACGATGATTTAGAAAAATTCGCAGAAATTTTATACACAGCCGGCAAATTTTACGACAAAAAAATCAGCAAAAATTTGTTGAGAATGTATTTTGACGACCTTTCTGAGTTCTCTATCGAACAAATCAAAAAGTCGATAAAAAAGCACAGAAAAGACCCAAAGAATGGAAACTTCTTCCCAAAGCCATGCGACATCATACGCTGGATACCATCAGGGGCGATAACTGCTGAAAGCAAGGCCAACATAGCCTGGATGGAAATAATAGCCTCTATGTCCTCTGTAGGCACTTACAGAGCACTAGATCTTGAGGACAAACAAGCGCTAATGGTCATTAAGTCAATGGGTGGTTGGTCGAATCTTTGCTACACAAACACAAATAAGCTTGATTTTAAGCGTCAAGAGTTCATCAAAGATTATGTCGCTATTGACTCAACACTCATAAAAGATTTACCAAAAAGCCTTCCTGGGATCGCTGAATTGCACAATCAGAGGCTGGATAATTATAGCTCTACCAACAGGTTAATGAGCAATTTTAAATCGAGAAGCGTCAAGTTGATTGAAGCTAATCGCA